TCATCCATGATGTGATTATCATGAACAAGATTATAGTATTTTATTTTGTGTGAGAATACAATATCTTATATTCTCAATTTAGAGTACACCTTTCATTCTGGCATACGTTTCCAAGATGCCAGCACGCTTCCTGTAAATCGTGGCATTGCTGACAAATTGCTTTTCTGCGATTTCTTCCCAATCAAGATTGGCTTGTCCCCATCTTAGATAGAAGATGTCAAGTTGTTCGCCTGTCAATTGTTTCTTGAAGGATTCAACAGTCTCTTTGAACAGCTCAAGATTCTTCAGGGTCACATCAGTAGCGAATTTCATCACTGTGTTTTCTGTTGGCTTACTGATGCCAGACTTACCACCGCCAACTAGATCATCACCGTTCTTTGCCATCAATTCTGCTTTGCGTGTCCAGATTGCCCGGTCAATTCCACGAAAATTGAATAATTCTTGGTCAAGATTAAACAACTCTCTATTGTTTAATTTTTTCATTCAATAACCTCTCTTTGATAGATTTCTACTATCCCTTTCCCTTTTAGTCTTTCACAGTGAGCAAGCGCTTCATGCCTTGTCTCAAATTCAGCTTCAGTGTATTCAGTTAAATGTTTAGGATCAATCCAGCTTGAATGACCGTGATATTTTCTTACAACATACATCTTCATTTCTTTCCCCTGTTTTTGAATACCACACTGAAGGCCCACAGGAAGCCAACGCCCCAAATGATTGAGAAAATTGTAAATATAAAATCTTGCAATTCCATCAAATACTACTCCATGTCTTTTGATTCTTTGCGTTTTAATGTCACAGCGTAACTCATGACCATCACACCGATAGCAGCAAGAGCAAGCCCTGTTTCAGTCCCTGTGTTTGGTAATGTTGCAGGAGCATTGTAAACCTCAGCAGCTTCTTCAGATTTAGCTTCAGTATTATTCACTACTTCAACATTTTCTTTCTTAGTCTCAATCTTAGGAGAAACAGAAGGTGTCTTTGGTTCTTGTTTGGGAGTTGCTTGAGGTGTTTTAGGTTCTTCTTTAGGTTTCACAGGTTCTTCTGGAATTTCAATGATCAATTCTGGCATGTAGTGAACAGGCGCTTCATTTGGTACCACTCCACCTTGCCATTCTGGTTTTTCATACACAGGAGCTTCATTTGGAACAGTCCCAACTGGCTCATTGTATTCTGGCTTTTCTCGTACTTCAGGAATGCCAGGGATGCCACCTTGAAATTCAGGAATTTCAACTTTTGGAGATTCTTTAGGAATCTCAAAGGTTGGTTCAGTCTTGTTCTCTCCGACAGCATCACCTTTACCTCCCACAAGCTGTACATAGCTATATGAGGTAGCTCCATCTGTTTCTGCTTTCAACTCAATTTTGTTAGTTGGATTAACACTATCCTTTACAGCATTAACAAGTTTAGTCTTATAGTTGATGTAGATCATGTGATCCAAGCGGTCCATTTTAATCTCAAAGCTATGATCTGACTTACTAATTGACTTAACAAGATCCATAGCAGATCCTTTATCAATCCAAGGATCTAGACTTTCAATGCTCTTGATCTCAAAGTAGTTATCAACTAGCTTTTGGTTCTCTGACATTTCATCAATGATAGTCACATAGTTCAACACACGCTTAGCATAGTTAATACGTGCTGTCTAATTAATCACAGAAGGGTCTTCCTTATCTTGTGATCCCCACTTAGAGATCAACTCATCCTTGCCAATCACTTGCTCTTTTCCAATGTTAGCGGTCACAACTGTCCCGTTAAAGTTGACTGATACAGGTTTACCTGGTTCTACCTTATCAGTCCACTTGGCATCGAACTTGAGACTCATCTGCTTATTCAAAGGATGCTCTGAGAAATAGTTGTTGAAAATAGTGGTCACTGTTCGATCTTCTGGATTCGTGGTAGCTTTACCAACAACAACTTGTTCAGGGTTTGTGACATCAAACTCATATTTGGTTTGAAAATTCACTTCTTCTGGCATCGTGAGAACTACCTTATCACCTTCATTGATTGGCATGCTATCAGGAAAGTTGATGTCCTTGTATTCGATTTGAAAGCCTTGATACTTCCCGGTACCATTTGACTGATCAACAACAACATTTGGATTGCTAACTTGGATTACATTTCCGCTCTTTTCAAAACTTGTTGAAACGCTTCCTCGTTCTCCAGTTGAATTGTTGCTTTCTCGATGGCTTTCTGTACTTTCAGAATTTCCTGATTGTTCTTTGTCCGAATTAGAAACAGATGTTCCCGCTTCATTCTGAGTGCTATCAACTTTTGTTGTAATTTCTGCGCTCTCTTTATTGATATTTGAATTAGTTTCATCTGCTTTCACTCCTGTTGCTGTTGCTAATGCTGCTACTGTTGTTACTGTTGCTAAAATAATTTTTTTGTTCATGATTTTTTCTCCTTTTTTAAATCCTTAGAATGGTAAACCGTCTTCTGTGATGTCCATCGGGCTTGTGTAGCTTGGTGGCATCTGTTCAGTCATGCTATTTTGATTTGCGGTATTATCACGCTTCTCCAAAACTTGGAAATTTTCTGCGACAACTTCAGTAACATATACACGCTTTCCATCGTTATTCTCATAGTTTCTTGTTTGGATTCGTCCAGTGATTCCTACAAGCATTCCTTTCCCCGTCCAATTGCAGAATCGTTCTGCTTGTTCTCGCCACATCACACAGTTGATGAAATCTGCATCATATTCATCATTTGCATTTTTGAAATTTCGATTACATGCAATATTGAATTGAGCTGTTGCGATGTTGCTTGGTGTGTAGCGTAGTTCTGCATCTCTGGTCAATCGACCAATAAGAGTCACATTGTTAATCATTATTATCCTCCGACATTGTTCATTTCAGCAGCTTCCTTGAGCGCTTCTGCTTTCTTGCGTTCCTGCATTTGATATTCTTGATTTAATTTATTCAAGATGACATCTTGTGCAGTATTGTGTTCTGACATTCTTTGAATGCTCAATTCATGTTCCTGAATAGTCCATTCCATATCTTTGATCTTGTTTTCTTGATCTACTAATCTAGAATTGAGATTGATAGCGATGACTAATGAAATAGCTGCCAATGAGATCAAATTGATAATCAGCCAATTAATTTTACTTTTCATCTTCAATTACCCTTTCTAGCCTGAATTGACCAGCCTCTCTTCCTCGTTCATTCAAGTGTATATAATACTTGAGGAGAGAAACATCTTTTCCAGTGATTTTACTTAATTCCTTGAGTGGAGCTGTACAGATGTACTTTCCTTGATCAAAGAATCTATAATCTGTCAATTCTTCTGGATCTCCCATCAATGTCTTTTCATCAATATTGAAAAATTTGCACAATTCTTGGACATGATCTGGTTTTATATTCTTGTTTGTGATCCACTGCTGAATTGTATTTTGGTTTCTATTCAGTTTTTTTGAAAGCTCTTTGCGTGTCAATCCTTTACCAAGGATTAGCAATTGCAATTGTTGACGAAAGTGATCCATCTGATTTCTCGTGTAATCTCTCATGGTGTCACTCCTGTTCATGGCTGTTCTTCAAATCTTCAATAAGCCATTCAAGATATTTCTTAGCTTTATCTAGATCTTCAAGCCCGTTCTTCTTCTGGAATCTACAAAGATATTTGATAGCATTTCCCCAATAGAAGCCCTGAACTCCTTTCAGGTTTCCTGCAAAGTTCCGGATGACATCAATGGATTCTAGACCATACTCACCACAATAGTGATTTGGCTTATTCACTGAATCATTCATCTCTTCTAAAATCTGTTCAAATGACCGTTCTTTCATTTTAGTCTTTCCTCCTTAATCCAAATTCCGTCAACCAATTTTCCTTTGCGGTCCTTGATTTCTTCATAGGCTTTGTTTAAACATTCCACAAAATCATAATTCAGCATTTGAGAAATTCGCATCAATTCATGTACTACGCTTTTGAGTTGGTAGCCTTGGCGGTTAAAATAAGATGCCAGTGCTTGATCAACCATCAATACAAAATAATCTTCTGTTTTTGCAGCTTCTGAGAAAATGAATTTCTCTTGTTCTGGAAAGATTTCCTTTGTGTTGATTCCAAGTTGAAGAGTCAAGCCAATCAATACAACAGTGATGTCTCCAATACTATCTTTGGTCACTTCTTCATCTTTTTCAGCGATGCCTCTCGACAGCTCCCCAATTTCCTCATAGAGCTTCAGGAATTGCTTATTGGGTTCTTGAGTGTGTAAGTTGCGATCATAGAACCATTTCTGAACTTTTGAAATTAGATCCTTTAATTTGTTGTTTTCCATTCGTTAATACCTCCGACTTTCCATAGTTTCAGGAAATTTAAAAATGTGTTTGCTTGCTCCTTTGAAAATTCGGTCAGCAAGTGCTTGATTGTAGATTGTTTTGATGTCATTACTTGACAAGTTAGTGTTGAAGAACGTTGTTTGACGATTGTCCAAGATTTTGAACAGCACTCGCTGTCTCCAGTTATTAGCTTCTTTGAGATTGGCGCTCATGCTACTTTCTTTCCCTAAATCGTCAAAGAAGAGAAAGTCAACTTTGCTGAGTAGGTCCACAGCGTAGTTCTCTGTGAAATCTCCTCGACCATTGAAGCTTTCTTCAATCTTGTTGAAGAGAGCTGATGTTGAGATGAAGATCACACTTTTTGGATTCTCACATTCTTTTGATTGCTCATTCAATGCTTTTGCTAATCCAATAGACAGATGACTCTTTCCGATTCCAGGCGGTCCACTTAGGATCACATTCCCTGTTTCAAATTTCAGATAATCCCTCAGCATCCGTTTCATGAAGTTGAGAGCTTGCTCATTAGTTGAATTGTCTGCTGTATAATTCTCTAATGTCTTATCACTCAACTCTTGAGAATAGATGCTTTCTCTTTCAAATACTTTGTAAGTGTGAGACAAGAGGGCTTTGATTTTTGCTTCCTGTCTCAAAAGAGATTCCATCTTCAGGATTTCTTCTTTTTCGCATTCGGGACAGATCTCAATGATCTGTTCTGATCCACTGATCTTCACTTTTGCATGTTGGACCTGACAGCCATGTTTTTCACAAGATGTAATTTCTTCATTCATTAGAATCCCAACCTTTCATCTTGCTTCTGAACATTTTGCTGTTTTGGCATTTGCTGATTGCGGTATTTTTCAAATTTACTAGCATTGAAGAGCGTATCTGGTGTTAAGTATTTAGACATCTTTGTATTGTCCTTCCATTCGTTTGTCTTAACATCAATCACATATTTGAAGTCTTCAATTGTGTAGTTCTCACTCAATCTTCCGTTGATTAGTCTTTGAGTTGACTTGCTAGTTGGTTTAAAATGTGAACCAGTTTTCTCATTCAGATATTTGATAATTTCTTCATAGACATCTGATTGGGGCTTTTGCCCCTTATCTATATCTATATCTATATCTATATCTATATCTCCATTACACTTTGTTACATCGGAGTTACATTGTAACGCTTTTTGATTTTCTCGATGTTTGCGAACTCTACGGGCGCTAGCGGTTTCACTACCTATCATTTCTGGAACTTGCTCAAGATTGAACTGATAATTGTCTGATGTTGTCAACAATTTCTTTTTAGTTAAGAACATCAATGTCAATCTAATTGCTTCAGGATCTTCATCAATAATGAGTGATAGTTCTTCAGCTAGATCCTCAGTCAATCCTTCAAAATACAATTTTCCTTGTTCTGATAGACTTACAAGCATCATCTTCAGATAGATGATTGTGATCTCTTCTCCTCCGGGAAGTTTCCGCATTAGCTTCATTTCCTTGGAGTTGAAGAAGTCATCTTTTAGTTGTAACCAGTAATATCTACGGTTTTCAGTTACCATTCATCAGGCCTCCTTGTTTGCAAATTTTGCGTATTCTTTGAGGAAGTATAGCTGGACAGTTCCAAGACTCCCATGCCTATTTTTTTCAAGGATGAGTTCTGTCACATTGTCTGGCTCTTCTTGTTCATCACGCTTGTAGTAAGCTTCTCTGTACAAGAAGGCTACTATGTCAGCATCCTGTTCAATTGATCCAGATTCCCTCAAGTCTGAAAGTATAGGTCTCTTATCATTCCGTTGATCAACTCCACGAGATAACTGACTGAGAGCGATGACAGGGACTTTCAATTCTTTGGCTATGATCTTCAATTGTCTTGAAATTTCAGAGACTTCCTGTTGTCTATTCTCTCTTCCTCTTCCTTCGATTAGTTGAAGATAGTCAATCACAATCAATCCTAAACCGCCATTTTCTTGAGCCAGTCTTTTGGCCTTTGATCTAATTTCTGAAATTCTGATTCCTGCTGTGTCATCAATGAAGATCTTCCCTTTTGCTAGTCGTTCCTGTGCTGAAATCATTCTGCGCCATTCGCTCTCAGAGAGATTCCCTGTTCTGACATGATACGATGGAATCAAGCCTTCTGCTGACAGCATACGCTCCACCAAGCTTTCTGCTCCCATCTCAAGCGAGAAGATTGCTACTGCTTTATCTGAACTTTTGGCCACGTTCTGAGCAATGTTCAGGGCAAATGCTGTCTTCCCCATTGCAGGCCTTGCAGCGATAATGATCAAATTATCTTCATGAAGGCCTGTTGTGATTTGGTCAAAATCAGTGAATCCTGTTGAGGTTCCTGTCACATCACCAACCTTCTGAGAGCGTTCATCTAGAATTGATTGAGTTGAATCAATCACATCAATGATGGGCCTGAATCCTTTTTTCTGCTCGCTTGAAATTGTTGACAAATTCTGCTCAGTTTGAGAAAGGATCTCATTCAAATCTTTTTGACCATCGTAAACATTTGAAATACTCTGGCTTAGATCTTCGATGACTTTTCTTGCTCTGGATTTCTCAGCGACAACTTTTGAATAATGTTCAATGTGGGCGCTTGTAGGCACTGCATTGATCAGACTTGCAAGAAATGCCATTCCTCCGACCTGCTCGAACTGCCCAATAGAGTCTAGGGCTGATTTGACAGATACGGGATCAATTGGATCTCCTTTATCTGATAGATCCTGCATAATGTTGAAAAGCATCCCATGAGATAGTTTGAAGAAACTATCTTTTGTCAGATATTCGGAAGCAATGTGAATCTTATCAGGATCAAGGAAGATAGAACCTAACACTGCTTGTTCAGCTAAAAGATCATGAGGCAGTACATTCATATTTTCTGCCATTTAGTTGCTCCTATCTACGATAGCCGAAGCGCATTGCTTCCCGTGCTTCTTGGATGCGTTGCTGTTCTTGAATCATTTTCTTGAGTTCTCGTTTTGACTCTTTGCATCGTTCGCTGATTGCGCTGATAATAATCATTTGAAGCAAGATCACCATGATCAATAAAGCGATAATAATTTCTAGTAACATTTCTAATTCCTCCAATATTCATTCAAGTTAACAGCCATGATTGCTGCCAGGTTCTTTTGTTCTGTCAAGATTTGGCGCTTGTAGGGTGCCAATCCCTCATTCCGTTCTTCATCATTTTTAGGAAGGTAATACCCATTGGGCTTTCTCTTCTTTGCAACTATGGGATGTCCAAAATTTACACGCAAGCTTTCAATGATATTTTCTATTGTTCTCTTGCCACAGTGAAATTTTTGTCTGAGCTGAACCGCTGTAACTGGCATTTCGTTTGTTGCGTATTTTTTGATGTAGTTAAGGATATTTGCTTCTGTGGCTGTCATATCTCTAGATATTGCCATGTGCGTCCTCCTTGTGTTATAATTGTTTTAGTAATTTTGTTAAGCGCCTGATTTTTCGGGTGCTTTTTATTTTTGCATTGATTGACAAAACCTCTGAACATCTTCCAGATTGTAAAGGTATTTCCCGCCTTTTCCAGATTGCTGATACTGGAATTTACCTTGATCTCTCCACTCTTCTAATTTGGTTCTGCCCCAACCAGTCTCTTCTTGAAGTTTCTTGATGGGAACCCAAGTGGTGTATCTGGATGATTTTCTTTTAGCTTCATTCAATGCTTTTAGATTTAGTTCAACCAGTTCTTCAAAGAGTCTTTCTTTGAATTCAGTTCCAAATAGTTCTAGTACCATAAAAGCTCCTTTATTCTTCCATCAGTTTATCTATTGAAACGTTCAAATAGTCAGCTACCTTTTTTAAAGTCTGTGATAACGGAATACTTGAGTTCCACTTTCTTATACTTCCATTACTTAAATCTAAATCTTTTTCGATTCTGTAAATAGAAATATTTTTTTGCTCAGCTATATTTTTTATTTTGTCGTATAGCATCCAGGCACTCCTTTCTTTCGAAAATTTTATAAGAAAATAATCTCGTTCCCGTTGACAAATAATAGAAAATATTCTATCATTAGGGTATAGAAAAGAGAGCTATAAAAATAAGTTGTTATCTCGTTGTCTTGGCGGACTTAATAGATATTTTTAACTTACTGTTTTAGCTTTTAAATTAACTTACAAGAATAGTATAATAGAAAATTTTCCTCTTGTCAACAGATAAAATAGAAAATTTTACATTTTTGTAAGTTTTTTTTTAAAAAAAGGAGGAAAAAATGAGTCTACTTGATAGAATCAAGTTATTGGCAGCTACTCATCAAATGACCATGGCTGAACTGGAAAGAAAGCTAGATTTCAGCAATGGTAGTTTAAGAAAATGGGAAACCTCTATGCCTAGCGGTGACAAAATAGAAAAGGTTGCTGATTATTTCAATGTCTCTACAGACTACTTATTGGGAAGAACTGATAACCCGAATATCGCAAACTATGGTGATGCTTCTGCACCATTGGATCTGCGTGATATTGCGGCTCAATCCATGCTGTTTGATGGAAAGCCATTGACCGAAGAAGATATTGATTTCATCACTGCTGTCCTTGAGGCTCATTTAAAAAATAAATAGAGGTACATTATATGACAGTACAAGAGCTTTGTGCCAAAGAAGGTGTAAATCTCTGCTACTTTGACGGAAGTAATTGGCACAGCCCTGGATTTTTCAATCCTGCTCTTAATATTCTAGCCCTGGACATTAATTTGTCTGTGGAAGATCAAAAACAAGTAGCTCTTCATGAATTAGGTCATAAAGAACACACTCCTGTTCAATATGAATTGAATAGAGAGCTTTGCGAATTACAAGCTGATAGAAGCATGATTCATCATTTGCTTGAAGAAGAATTGAAGCTAATGGATGATATTAGGGATTTTAATTATCTTCATTTTATGGAAAAATACAGTCTGAAGACCATCGCAAATGAAACGATGGTTAAAGACGAGTTTAATTCACTAATTAGTTAAATAGGAGGATCTAATGAAAAAAAGTAAGCCTTTTTATAAACAAGTTTGGTTTATAATATTTATTATTTTGGTTGTTATTGGCGGTATAAGCTCTCTAACTAAACCAAAATCAAAAACTACAAGTAGTGCAGAAAAGTCTGCTACTATTAAAAACAACACTTTTAAAATGACGGATAAGCTTGGGGAAGAGTTCGCAATTTATTTACGAGAAAATGCGGAAGTCTTGGACAATGGTGATAAAATCGAATTTGTTACAGGTGGAAATGCTACTGCTGTTTCTGTCCGTGTTGGAGAATCGTGGAGTGCTGAAAGTACAAGTCGTAAAATCTATCTTGCTAATTCATTTCTTAAACAAAAAAATGAGTTGTTTAAAAAATGGGCAAAAGAAAACAACTATAAAATTAACCCAGAGAAAGATACTCCTGAATTAATAGTTAAAGTTTCTGATGCAGATAAAACAACAATTGCTCAAGAGCATGGTGGCAAGATGAAGATACTTAATAATTAAATAAGAAAAAAATCCCCACACTCGCCTTCGCCAAAAATTGAGTGTGAGGATTACAGTGTAAGAAAAGCCATTCAAAAGGTCTTTTTCTTATGCCCATTTTATCAAGAAATGAGGTAAAACGCAATGGAAATAAAATCTTATAAAAAGAAGAATGGTGATACAGCCTACGGATTTAGGATCTATGTAGGTAAAGAAAACGGAAAAGATAAGTATGTCAAGCGTCAAGGATTTCCAACCAAAGCAAAGGCAAGGGCGGCACTCTTACAACTTCAGGACGATTTGGAAAATGGGGAACAATCCCAAAAAGACATCACATTTGAGGAAATCGCAAAGAAGTGGCTCAAAGAGTACGCTGATACCGTTCAGGATAGCACTTACATCAAGACTGAAAGAAATATCAAAAATCACATCTATCCTGTTTTTGGTAGTCAAAAAATAGCTTCCATCACTCCTCTTCAATTGCAGGAACAGGTCAATGAATGGTCCAGAAAATTGGTGTATGGGCGGAAGTTGAAAGGGTTAATGAATAATATTTTCAAATATGCCATCCGTTATGGTTATATTTCAACCAATCCTGTTGATAGTGTCACCACTCTTGTCAAAAAAGAGAGTGAATCTTCTAGTGATTTTTATGATAAAGATGAGTTAAAAGCATTCATGAGATTAGTGGATGGTACGGATGATCTGAGAAAGAAAGTCATGTTTCGTCTTTTTGCGTTCACAGGGGCCAGAAAAGGGGAGATTTTAGCTCTCAAATGGACTGACTGGATAGATAACACCTTGAACATAAATAAGGCCATTACAAGAGGATTTGAAGGCGAATCTGTGGGGGGTACTAAAAACAAGAGTAGTGTCCGACTGATTAGCCTTGATCAAAGAACAATTGATCTGCTATCAGAGTACAGAAAAATGAATCCTACTACCACTTTCATTTTTGAAAGTCCTGAAGGAAAGCCAATTCCAAGTTCACTACCAAGAAAATGGCTTTTGCAGATTGTCAAAGGGACTGAGGTCAGACCTATCAAGATTCACGGTTTTAGGCATACGCATGCCAGCCTATGCTTTGAAGCCGGAATGACATTGAAGCAGGTCCAGCATCGACTAGGACACAGTGATCTCAAGACAACCATGAATGTCTACACACATATCACCAAGCAAGCCAAGGATGATATTGGTGAGAAATTTGCTAATTATATAGATTTTTAAACCCATCAGCTATCAGGACAGACTCTTTTTAAAAAAGGGTCTGTTTTTGGGTCTGTTCATTTCAAAAAGGTATGGGAAAGAATAGAAAGTATAAAAATAAAAAACATTGAATTATCAATGTTTTGGGAAGTTTTAAGAAGTTTTAGAAAGTATATATGGAGCCGGTGGGAGTTTCTAAAACTCAATTATATAGCTGTTTTTAGATTTTAGGGTCTGTTTTAGGTACTGACTTCTAAAACTCCACAAGTTCAATGCTCACATTGTTAGTTTAGCATAGCTTCCAAGAAAGTTCAAGTTTTATTTTTCATCTTAGACACAAAAGGAAGTCATTTAATAGGAAAAGATTTTTTGATAGTTGTTTGAGGTTATAACGGACAATCTTTGAAATGTCTGTTATAACAGAAAAAAACCCTCCATTTCGGAGGGTGAAAACTATGCTTTATTTTCTAGCGCTTGAACTCGTGAAACGATAGCTGCAAGCTCTTCTTTTGAAGCGAAAATATTTTCTGCTTGGTGTCCAGTGATAAATGAATCACCACCATTTTTTAGTTTCTCATCTATCAGGGCATCAATTCCAAGTTCTAGATGTTTTTCCTTGATGTTGGTTGTCATCTGAGATTGAAGGACGCTATAAGTCACAAATGTTTGATACGATTGATCTGATGTCAAATAATTAGTTAGGTCAACCGTCCCTGAATGCGTTTGTGGTCTGTTTTCTAGTGCTTCAATTCTCTTGATAATTTGGCTGTCGTTGGTTGGTTGAATTTGATGTGTGGCCATGTAAGTGGCTATTTCTTCCTGTATGTTAACTTTCTCAATTTCAACAATGTTGCTTATTTGATAATTTTCAATAGATTGAATTATATCAATTTTAGCGCTCTTGTCACTTGGGAAGATGAAGCCATCACATTCAACCTCAACTTGATAGATGCCTGCTGGTAGAATTTTTTCAAGTTTGAACTGAATTTTAGAACTTTCTACAACAGCTTCAATTGTCTTCTTTCCTTTGGCATTTGCTATTTTGATCTTAGCGTTTTTACCATCCAGAGAGCTGAATTTGTTTCCATCGTAGTCTAATAATTCATATTCAAAGATAGATGAGGAGTCACCTTGCTTGATAACTTCCCCACCTTTTGTCTGCTTCAGATTAGTTGAATTTTTTCCGCTCATCTAAATCCTCTATTCTACAAATCACAAAGATCTATTTAAAAGATCCAAAGTCTGTGATACGTTGCCCGTTTTCGGATTTCCCCACTGCCACATATCTGCGATTTCCAGAACCGCCAATGTAAGAGATCCAAATGTAGCCATCATTGTCAATCCATCCATCATAGTTGATTTCTTGACCTGCACTGTATACAGCTACAATCTCAGCTCCAAGACCTGCTTCAACTCGTACATTTAGAGCAGACACCTCAACAGTGAATGTCCCTGTTTCTGGATGGAATCCATTTGATTCAATTGTCAATGGTTCTGATGGTTCTGGCTGTTCGAATGCCACAGATGTGTCATCAGTTGGGAAATAGAACCATCCAACAATTCCGTCAAAGTTGCGTGTGTTGTATCGTGCAGGACCTCCAACATAGAGGGAATCAGCATTCCCATCAATGTTCTGTTCAATGGTTTTCATGGTGACTCCATCGCTGTCCTCAATTACAATTCCTGTGTGACCATAAGGATGGCCGTACAGGTAAGTTGTATCCATGACAAAGATGGCTCCTGCTCGTGGGTTGACTCCTACTGCATCATATACTACTTCATACCCTAACCCAGCGGCTGAATTAAGTAGGTCAATAGCATTGCCCCAGAGAGCTTTCCCAAAGAAGTTGATAGAAATTGAATTTGGTAGGTCCACACATTGGGTTCCGTATGCACCATCTGCATCAGCTCCCACACCTTGATTTGCCAAAGATTCTGCATAATTTAGAATGTCATTTAGTGTTGCCATTTTAGAACCTCATTTCTTCCATTGTTCATTTGCTTTTTTCACAGCCGCTTCAATGAATGTGTTTAGTTGGTCATTGGTTAAATTGATGTTATATGCTTCTAGTCCTTCAATCAAGCTAGTTTTAGCATGCTCCATCTTATCCTTTCCGTGAATGTCCAATGTTCCTGCAACTTGTTCAGTGGCATTCACAGCGTTATTTGCAAGGATTTCAGCCACTTCAAGAGCTTTCTTTCCTCCACGAGTGAGAAGGTATTTCTTGACTGCTTGAACAACAATTCCAACCAAAATTACAAGAATACTCATTGCGCTACTTGTTACAATATCAGTGATTTGATTCATTTTTCTTTTCTCCTTTTTTGATTAGTTTACTAGGCTCTTCCAAGCCATCTTTTAACTGAAATTTCTCATGATCAATATTTTGTTTCACAAGGCGATCTAGGCCAGGAATTTCAACTCCCAGAGCTGAAAGGCTGGCAAGGATGCTGGAACCGTATGCTGCCATCATCGCAACAATAAAGGCATCAACCACAGCCCCAAGATTCATGTATAGGGCGAATGGATAGCCAATGGCTACAATTAAAATCATAGCTGTGTGGCTCACTAGCCCTTTTCTCCACTTGCGACTTGAGAACTCGTGATAGGCCCATGCTCTAGATACTCCTATAACGATATCTAGAGCAACAATGGCCATGAACATGAACACAATCATGTGTTCATCAATGCCATGATCATAAAAATCCCTAACTACTTCAATAATTCCAAAGATTCCATCTGGTTCTTGATACATCAATCACACTCCTCTCAATTAAGATTCAGGCTGTGCTACTGGTTGAGTCTCAAGGTCTCCTGATGGTTTGTTTTGTTTTTCTTCTTTTGGAACTTCCCAATTATAGATTGCAAGCTTGCCGTTTTGAAGAAGTGGGCCTTTCAAGTCTTTAATTGATTCGCCATTGTAAGTGAAATCATAGTTGACTTGAACAAGAACACGTTTCCCTTCACTGAATTTTTCAGTGTGATCTGGATCAATCAAGGTGAAGATGTCATGTTGTTTGTAGGTTTTACCTACTTGAGCAGCTTCCACAAGCTCAAGCGCCCGTTTGTAGAGTGTTGGATCAAGTGGATTGTCTTGATTGGTCACGGCTACAAGGACAGACCAATCAGCAAGAGCTTTGTTATTTTGGATTAGGACATCTTTCTTTTCGTTCTCTTGAGTGAGTTCTTGAATTTTCAGGATTGCGTTCTTATTGGCATCAACAGACTTGTCAAGCTCTTTCTTGAGCGCTACGATAGCGCCAGAAGGGTCTAATTCCATTCGTACAAGGTTTAGAACAGCTTCCACAAGGGTTGATTCTTCATCTGCCATGCGATTGTTTGGAAGAGATTCCTCAAATACCCGATACGGATAATCTTGCTTGATGGAAACCTTTGTGGCATTCGCTACGGGATCATAGGCTTTGAACTGTACTTTATAATTCATTAAGCATTTACCTCATTCTTGTTTTTAACTTCTTCAAATAGGTCCTTCAAATCTTTGTCAGACTCAAGGACGGAGCGATAGATTTCTAGCTCATTGATGAGCTGTTGTTTTTCCTGCTGTGATTCAGTCAATCGTGCCTTGAACTCAGCTTCATTGATTGATTTACTAGCCAATTGATTTGCTAGATCTGTGATGATTGATACATAAGTGTTTTCTTTCATTTTTTTGTAACCTTTCTACTTAAAGCCATACTTAGTTAAAACACCAGAAATGTGTCTTGATACAGTCTTGTCTTTGAAATCCCAATTATATTTTGAAAGTTGACCGAAACAAGTTAGGATATCCCAGACATAGGTCCCAAGGTTTACAGCGCTTTGACCAATAAAGATATTGTCGATCCAAGCACCACTGAAGTGCCTATCTCCCCGTCCTAAATTATGCCGGACTCCTTTTTCATTCATTGGCATAAAATAGGCACTGCCATCTCTTGTGTTATTATGAAAAACCCAAGGGCTACGATAATCGCCATTTGAATAGATTGCTAGACGATCACCAATAATTTCATAAAATGATTCTTTTACTCCATTTTTTGAGCCTGACCACAGACGAGTTCCGGCAAATGTTTCATTGTCAGTTTCTTCAGACTTATCATGGTTAGTCCCTATCACAATCATAGCAGCGTTTAAGTCCCTAAATTGTTCAGCGACAAAACCGCTTTTTGTCATTTTCATAAATTGTGAAGAACTTGTGTCATCAATTCTTCGAATGGTTCCTGTATTAGAATACAGATTTAATGTCCCATCGCTTAAATCGAAAACAGTTGTCCCATTATTGGCACTCAAGCGGCCCCCTTTAATGTGTTCGGCAGTGAAGTCAATTGAGCCTAATTGAGTGATGAAGGCTTTCTGTGATGTCAATTCCCTGATGAATGCTTGGTTTGATACAAGCTTGTTGATCATGGCAGAATCCACCAAAAGCTTATCCGCTGTGACTGCATTGCTGGCCAGAATTTGAGTCGTTACTGATCCAGATTCCATGTGACCAGTTCGGACGCTCTGAGATGCCAGATGCCTGCTTGTGATTGAGCCATCAACTACCATGTCGCCTTTCACCTTGATCAATTTTGCGATCAAAGCAATAGCTTCTGGTTCTTGTACCAGCAAGGAGCTGATGGTCCGACCATTGATGGTCTTACCTGTACCAAATGAAATTTGGCCATCAGTGATGTTGATGTCTGTTTTCTTGAGAACCCCATCAAACTGGCTGACAATTGTTGTCACTTGTCCATTAACTGTGCTTTGATAGTTCGCAAAGCGCCCGTTGATGCTATCCTTGAAATCATCCAATTTGTCATTGAGGACAGAATTTTGACTGGATAGCCTCATTCCAAATTCTGTAGAGAATGTTGAGAATTGGCCATCAATACCTTGTTTAAACTCAGCAAGTTTTGAACTAATTTTAGAGTCAGTTGATGTTGAAATACTTTCAAATTTTCTATTAATGCCAGCGACATCTTCAGTGTATTGTGATTTAGCAACATATCCTTGTTCAAGAATCTGCCTTGTTGCTTTTACAGCGTCTACAGCAGCTTTCTCAGAGTATGTCAGCATGCGCTGTTCAAGTTCGCCATTTGGACCAGTCTTGGTCTCTAATTTCGTTAATTGAGTAGATAGACCTTGAACTGTCTTCTCAAACGTAGCTTGTGCTTGTTCTATTTGATAATTTTGATCTTCTGGGGCTGGTCCTGCATCCGTTCTGGTGGTGCTTTGTGTTAATTCCACCTTTTTGAATGAAATTGAACCTGCTTCACTATATCCAATAATAATGCGCCAATAATCAAACTCATCGCTTTTTTCTAGTGCAGGGACAGAAACCTTGTACAACTGCCAGTCATCTGTTAATTGAAATTGAGCAGAAATTCTTTCTCGATTACCTCCAGATTTTCTATTCTCACGCAATGAAACCCACATTGTACCAGATCCACGGTTTCTTTTAGCGTAGAACGAAAGTGTGTAAGGCTCGCCTTTCTCTAGATAATCCAGAGCGGTTGTTTTTGTTGTGGCCCAGCTTGGTGCAGTGCTAGAGAATAACTGTGCTTGCTTCCAAGTGTTGGTACTTCCTGAGATGGTATAAACACCATTTTCTGCTATACCGGTAGAATTACTTGAATCACCGTGAGCGAAGAACCACAGACCACGAGTGAAATCATAGTCTTCAGCGTAGTTTCTCGAACCTACTTTCAGACTTGTGAACTCTTCTTTGATACCATTCACTGTCTGTTCAACATAAGAGCGATCTGCTTTGCCATTTGCTACGTTGGTTAAGTCAGAAATGGCTTTCTCAGTAGTCTGCTCAAATCTGGATTGTGCGCCTTGAATTCCAACAAATTGGCTCTGTGTCTGATCCTTGAAGTCATTGATCAGTTTCTGGATATCAGCATCACTGGTCTTTAATTTGTCAGTAGTAGCTTGCAAACCTTCCATCTTCACTTCAATGCCATTGTATTGAGCTTTAAACTCTTCTACAATTTCAGTCTTGTTTGCTTGGTTTGCTGCTGCTATCTTCTCAGTGACTTGAGCTGAGATTTCCTCTTTGACTACTTCTGCTTGTGCTTTTGCTTGCTCAATGCCATCAGTGATCTCTTTCTCCAAGGCTCCTGCCTTGTCTTCAAAGGCCCTATTCGCATTATCAACCAACACTTTCAATTTCTTGTAGTATTCATCATCTTCCTGAGTCTTTTGGACTGTATCAAGGATTTCAGATGCTACATCAGAAATTCCATTTGAGCCTGACATGCCTCCACCGTGGCCGGCTTTGTCGTCAAATGTAAGAGAGATATACTCTTCTGACAGAGCATCATAGACATAGCCCACAGCTTTCTTTTTCAACATGACATCATGCTTCAAGCTCATGATGGTCACTGTGTCACCAAGATGCACAGTTTGACCATCTAGCTCATAAGCTTCAACTTTGATCTGATCAGTGGACTTGTCAATGTCACCATTCTTGAATTTGGCTTCACCCCATTTTCTCAATTCTTCCTCTGTAGTTAGATCATTGTTCTCATACTCAGCTTCATTGATATAAGGGTAATTGCCAATGAGGGGGCTGTCCACAGTAACTTTCAGAACTGTGTCTTCTTCTGCTCCTTCTGGTTTGAATGTTGATTTCAGATGCAGTCTTGTGATGATGCTAGAACTGCTCTTGTTCCGTTCATACTGCTTCAAGTTTTGATGTGTAGTGATAACTACACCACGATCAATCCCCCGGCTTTTCGGAATGTCAATCAGGAAGTTGTCACGGATCATCTCGCCTTCCCAAGCACCTACAATGGAGTGTTTGCCATCCATCAGGATCTTATAGAGCGTTTCATCCTCTGTAGTGTTGAAGGTTCTATTGTCCATGATGTTACTTGTGAAGGAGAACTTCCCAAGTGGTGTCTTAACTGCTGAAATCATAGCATTCAAGGCGATTTGACAGGTTGAGTTTGAAACCTTGATAGGACGAACAGAGCGCTTGAAGATGTCCTCTGTGATATGCTGACAAGTCAGGCTCACTGTGTCATCTTGCTCGCTGATCTCCTTGATCCGGAACAGTTGCCGGCCAGTGACAGGAGTTGGGGCGATGATGAGCATGTCTTCCTGAAATTTCTTATAAATTTCAGTATCTGTGATTGGATAATCAACCTTGAGAGTGTAGCTCACGTTGATTACTTCTTCAACTTCTGCTTTTGTTGTTTCATGGAGTGGTTGACCATTCCATTTCACTGTTTGAACATTTCTGTCTAATAGATATAGAATTATAACCACCCCCAATTAGTTTCAAAGACAAGTGATTGAATACCTGGTCCTAAAACCACACCAACAGTCTTCTTACCTTGGTTAGCGTCAATTGTGATGAAGTCTCCTGACCACTTCACCAGATTCCCTTTCTTATCAAGGAAACTTGGATTCTGTGGATCATTCACCATCACAGCACTCTCAGATAGTTGTTCAAGCTTGATGGTTTGCTTTCCAATCGTGAAGCTAGTCTCAGATGAGCTATTTCCTCTAATTATGATTTTAGGGAACGCTAGTGAGCTACCTTGTAGCCTGAGAACACCATTTGAAGTGAGAGTTTGAACATCATTGTTCTTCATATATTTTGTAGGGTGACAAATAAATGTCACCTCTAAAGAATACATTTTAGTTTTATCTCTCTGAGTGTCAGACACCTTTGTCTGATAGCAGAACCATCTTGTGAGCTTATTCTGTTGATTCTCAAGCCAGAAATTTCTTTTGGAGAGAAATTGGACAAATTCAAGGACTTGCAACTCTGTTGGGTTGATGAGCTGAAGAGTGTATTTCTTTTCAATCGCTTCTCTGTGAGGGTTTGACTGAACAATATATCCACTAACTCCATCATGACTCAAAAGTTTGTCCTTTGAGAGACCAACCTGAATTGTAGGGCCTTCAAGTACAATCACATCAAATGGAAATGATGAAGTTCCGACTCCATCAATTATCAATTCGTTGTATCTTACCATGCAGGCGCTCCTCTCAATTCTTTCTGTCTTCTCAATTCAGCAGCTATCTTCTGAGATACTTTATTAGCGATCTTCTCAATATCAGCTTCTTCTCTAATGATGTTGTCAGAGATGTTGATGTTGATCACGGTTCCTTGTGGATCCATTGTTTGGGCAATGCCACGGCCAATGGCGCTCAAGTTCCGTTCATTCAGTGGTAGGACTGCTTCTTTTCCAGCTTCACCACCAACCATGAGGCTATTCCCATTCATGCCAAATGCTGTGGGCTTGGTTAAGATCCCACCTTTGGCATACCAGTCAATTCCGATACTTGGAATTCCCTTACCTTTCAGCCAGTCCATTGGGTTCAGTGACCCGCTGGCCTTAAAGTGAGGTAGTGGGATATGTGGCCACTTGAATTGGAAATTGAAGAAACCTTTAATTCCGTCAATGGCTCTTCCTACAAGATCTTTTGCTCCATTGATAGCTGTGTCAATTGTGTCTTTGATCCCATTCCAAATGCTTGAAGCGGTTGAGCTGATATCATTCCAAACTCCTGAAATTGTGCTAGAAATCCCATTGAATACAGTTGAAACTGTTCCTGTGATTCCATCCCAAATCCCAGATAGAGTTGAGCTGATCCCGTTCCAAACAGTTGAAGCCGTACCGGAAATTGTGTCCCAAATTCCAGATAAGATTTGAGCCATTGCATTGAATACAGATTCACAGATACTTTTGATCCCGTTCCAGATATTTTCACCAATGCCCTTGATGGTCTCCCAAGCCCCAGACCAGTCCCCGTTGATGATCTGCATCACAGTCTTGATGATGCCTAAAACCACGTTGATGGCTGTTTCAACAACAGTTTTGATGGTGTCCCATACTGTAGAAACAATGGTTGAAATATTGTTCCAAGCAGTCTCAATGAATGGTCCAAGAACATTCATGACTGTCGTTACTACTGCTGAAATGGCATTCCAGACGGTCTCTGCTGTCTGTCTGATCAGTTGTTGATTATCATTCCACCATGTTGTCAATGTCCCCCAAATCTCCATAACAAAGCTTGAAATGGCTTGGACAACAGTGTTGATGACTGACATGATAGCATTCCAGACTGTTTCAACAGCGGTCCTGAATCCCTCATTGGTTTCCCACAAGTGCTTGATAACCAAGACTATTCCTGTGACTGCTGCAATAACAGCGGCTATCACTCCAATGATTGGCAATGCAGCAGCTATCAGCCCTCCTATACTTGCTCCTACAGCAACAGCAGCCGCCTGAAGGGCGAGGAAGATTGGGGCAAGTACACCGGCCACTGTTACAATTGTTCCAAAGACTACAACAAAGTTTTTGATGGGCCCAGGTAAGTTGTTGATCCATTCTGCCACTTTCTTGAATACATCCACAATGATGTCAAGGGCGGGAGCGAATGTTTCAGCGATTGCTCCACCGACCTCAGCCATGACAATTTTCAAGCCATTTTGTGCTGTCGTGAATTTATCAATAGGATCTAGAGTGCTTTCATAAGTTTGTGAAACTAACCCTGCTGACTCTTTAGATGTTTTTCCAAGTTCATCAAAGCTCAAAGCTCCACGCTTGATGGCATCGACCATTTGAGGAGCCTTTTTGGCACCAAAGATCTCCATAGCGATCCCCATTGCTTCAGTCTCTGATTTACTGTTCTTGATTGCTTCAATGGTCTCTTTGAGACCTTCTTTCATGGTCTTTCCTTGCTTGGTGTAGACCCCTGCTGCCTTTGTCATTCCTGACAATGCTGCTGATGAATCAACCCCATGCTGTTCAAGTTGACCAATCAATGTGACAGCTTCATCAAATTCAAGACCAAGCATCTTGATTTGTGGCGCTCCATCTGTTGCTTTCTTCATCAAGTCATCAACAGAAACCCCTGTGGATTGTGCCACATAAGTGGTGCTATCCAGTACATCAGATAGGTAATCAACAGAATATCCGTAGGCTTCCAAGGCTTGCTTGGACTGAATTGTTGCATTCGTGATGTCAGATCCGTTGATTTCTGCAAACTTGAGCATGTCAACAGATGTGGTTTTGAGCGCATCCCCTGTTAGGCCGAATTGGGTGTTAACTTCACCGACTGCATTCCCGATTTTGCTGAAATCAGTAGGCATTTCAGTGGCTATGCCATTGGCAATTCCTTGCATCTGCTCAAGGGACTTTCCACTTGCACCAGTCTTGGTGACAATAGTGTCCATTCCTTCATCAATTTCCCGGAACGCATCTAGAGCGCTCTTTCCAAAATCAACCAACTTTTGACTGATTTCAGATAGCTTCTCAGAGAATTGGTTCAGTAACTCAGCTTTCAGAAGCTTGTTTGTCTCTTCAAGACCGCTACTAGCTTTCTTCCCTGACTCACCAAGATTCTCCATTTCATTGGAAAGCCCGTTGAAGGCAGCCTTGGACTCATTCAGTTGAGTTTCTAGCTTATTGACTTCTGTCGAGTTCTCGCCATACTCTTGTTTTGCAAGAGCAAGCTGTTTCTCAAGATTCTCAACCTGTTGGGCGACAATCTCGCTTTGCTTCCCAATTTTCTGTTCAGCAAGTGCCAGCTTATCTGCTTCACTAGCGTTGGAACCCATCTGGCTTTCTTGCAGTTTGAACGAGCTGACAACTTTTTCAGATTCACTTGCAAGGCGATTCTGCTCTTTCTGCAAGTTCTGAAGCTGACTTTTATTGCTTTGGGTAGCATTTCCGTTTTCTGCGAGTGCCTGGTTAACGTTTGCTAGTTTGCCTTCGTAACCTCTCAGAACATTCTTAGTAGTCTCAACTTCACGTTGAAAAGCTCGGTACTGATCAGCACCAATATTCCCACTTTTGAATTGTTGTTCGACCTGTGATTGGGCCTGTCTTAAAGTTTCTAGTTTTTCTTTTGTATTAGAAACTTGTTTTTGTAGGACCTCTTGTTTTTGAGTTAATAGAGTGACATTCCCTGTGTCGAATTTTAAGGCTTTGTCAATTTGTCTTAATTCCTGGGTTGCATCAGTTGCAGCCTTATTGACATTCTTGAGTGCCTTCTGTAAGGGTTGCGTGTCTCCATCAATCTCAATCTTGATGCCTTTAATATTTCCTGCCATGTTTCCTCCTTTCTCTAAAAAATAAAAAGTGCTGAGAGAACTTTTATGACTGATAATGCAGTCAGGTCAATGAACTTGACCTCAGAATCGCTCTCTCAGCACTCCTTTTCTTTTAAAAATTGTCAAAATCAGCTTGGTTGGCTTTTCGCTCGCCTTTTTTACTTTCGCTTCGTAAATTCACATAATCTGTTTGATAATCTAAAGCCATTCCGATTGAGATGTTCTTTAAATCATCGATAGACAATCCTGTTTCTTTGCAACAAGATAGATAAGATTCTACTGTGAAGATTTCTTCGCTAGCTGTTTCTGACTGGTCTGGGACTTTTTTGTTGACATACTTGCATTCAACATTTCCATCAACTCAGGCCCAACTTCTTGAATTGGAAAACTTTCCATTTCCATGAAAAATTGTTCGTATGGTTTGATGTGAGGATTTGCAGTTTTAGCAAAGGTCCAAAACAGACGATTAAAGAATGTCATGTCAAAGTCTGACAAGATTGAAATATCGACTTCGTTCGATTCTTTTTCGCCAGAATTCAATTTGTTCAATTCAGACATAAGGAATTGATTTTGCAACATTGAGAATAAATCCTGGAAATAATCCTTACCGAATTGTTGTTTGTATGCGATAGGAGTATAAGCACTTGTTCCTAGCTCATACTCTTGCTCGCCAACCATAATGATTTTGCGCATTTATTTCTCCTTAACCAACAGCGTTAGGTTCATAGACTTTTTCGAACCATTTGTTGTAGACTTCGTTGTTATCAGCTGAAGTAATTGAGCGTTTGATAACAGAGTCAAGTGGACGAGGACTAGCTTTGAAAGATAGCTCACGTTCATTTACGTTTGTACCATTTTTAGTTGATGATCCATTTGATGGGCGACTTGCTGAGCAGTAGTAAAGTACATGACGAGTCTTGTTCTTATCGCCTGAGAATTCAAACATAATAGCAAACGCTGTCGGTTCTGCATCTCCTTTTTCAGTCATGACACCGGTTT